TTTTCTTTTTCCAAAAAAGTTTTTTATAATTATTCATAAAAGCTAAACCATAAAAGTAGTACCATCTTTTATATTTTTCAGTATCTCTCTTTGTAATTTTCATTTTCCAGTTATCTCTCAAGAAAGGCATGACTTGTACATAAGGTGTACCTTTTTCGATCGTAGTATCTATTGTGGGATATTTATCTCCATTTATTAAAAAGGGGAAATTTATTTCTTTTTCATAAGTGTCTGTATCTACGATACCTGGTAAAATTTCAAATCTATCATCTTTATTATTAAGCGGTGGCACAAATAAACATGAGTAACCAGGTGGTGTTTTAATAATCCAAGGGTTTGATATTTTGTGAAAAGGCAGATTTTTATTTTTTTCTAATTGTTTAGAGCCTAATAATTGAAATGGTTCGTGATAAGATTTGTCTCCATAATTTAAGTTGACATGTGGACCTGGTGCGGAGTGAGCAACACCTTGGTAGCTGTCCATTTTATTAGTTTCTTCGTTTAATATATTATGTGCAATTCTATAATCTTGAGGAACTTTAAGAATATATCCTGCAGTCAAAGTGTCAAGAAATGGCATACAACCTTTAGCGGTTTTATGATCATGTTTGTAATTTAATTTTTTATACCATGCAGGGATAAAATGTGATGCTGGTTCGGGATGATCTTGTTTTGTATCTAAATAATCCTCAGATGTAGAAAACTCAATAATTTTAGAAAAAGCCATAAAGACTTTTATATTTTATTACGGTAGTCGTAAAGGACAAATTACACCAGTGTAACCTGCATCATTCAAAGATTTCCACAAAGGCTTATTTAACGGTAAAGAACTTTTGATTTCTTCGTATGTAGGAATTGCGTCTAAAGCTGCTTGTACCTCGGCTTTTCTTGAATGCTCAGGGTTATTATCTATAAAATTTCTATAAGCATCTTTCAAAGCTTTACTATGATCAAACCATTTTGAAATACCGCTGATATCTGAAGTGTCATCAGTAACTACTCCAAGGTCTGCTTCTGCGTATTCTTCGTAAGTTAAAGACCCATCAACTTTTTTAGGCCATTTTGTTCCAATACAAATAGCATTCATTTCCTCATCTGTAATTGTTATTACATCATGAGAATCTCTACAAAAATTAGCAGAGTTTAACTCTTCGTCATTTGCATATACAGAACATGGTCCTGCTGCATTACTGTCTTTGTTCATTATTAAATAAGCCATAATTAAGATCCTATATTTTCAAAAATTGCTATTCTTCCTGGTTGACCAGATTGAGAACTTGCTACCATGCCTTCTCCTCTTTTACCAGCTGATGCTGGAAAGAAACCTAGACCTTGGTCACCACTTACTGTTAGAGATGCTGTAGATTGTGGTGCACTTCCTGGACTTGATGAACCAGAACCCCCTTGAGGTCCTCCTGAACCACCGTTAGCATTTCCAACGTTAGCTAATGAACTTGCTTGTCCGCTACCGCTTGGTGCGTTTCCGCCTGCTCCAACAGAATAAGGTTCCGCAAATGGTTGTGATATAGGGGCGCTGAAAAAACCAAAGCCTCCACTTCCACCTGGTCCGCCAGAAGGTGGTGAGTTTCTTTGACCACCTGCTCCACCGCCACCAATTGCATACATTACAATATGGTTAGTGCCTGGTTGTGCTGTGTGAGTTCCAGAAGACGGGCCTGCTTCCATTCTTTTTAAAACCATGTTTGCTCCACCAACTCCTGATGCTGCAGCAGTTAATCTTCCGTCTTCATCTACAGTTATGTTCGCAGTTGTGTAAGTTCCAGCAGTAACTGCAGTAGATTGTAATTGTGAAGGTCCTACTGAATTTGCGGCTAATTTAGTTTGTGTTACGTTTGATTGTAAAATTTGTGCTGTCCCTACTGCGTTTGTAGCGAGTTTGGTTTGTGTAACATTAGACTGAACTATTTGTGCGGTTCCAACAGAGTTGGATGCCATTTTAGTTTGAGTCACATTAGATTGTAAAATTTTTGCAGTCGTTACAGCGTCTGTTGCAATTTGTGCAGCAGCTACAGTGCCACCTAATGTATCGAGTGAAACTTCTTTAAGATTTGTACCATCAGAATATGCTGCAAAGATGGCTGCTCTGTCAGGAGAAAATCCAGTTCCTGAAGCAGTTTTAATTGTTAGGTTAGATGGGTTAGTTAATCCTGTGCAATCAAAGATATAAAATTTTTCAATACTGTCAGGTATGGTACACACTGTACTCGCTGCTATAGATGCAGTAGCAAATTTAATTACTAAATTTCTTGCATTTGATAATGCACCATCTGACATCACAAGTGCTAAAGTTCCACCTGAAGAAAGTGTAACTTGTTCGAAACCTGCGATCGCTTGCTGTACTAAGTTTAAGTTTGTATTAGTTTTATCACCCCATGTACCAGCGTTTTCGCCAGTGACCATCAATTCTAGTTTTAGATCTGTTGAATAACTTGATGCCATATATCTCCTATATTAACAAAATTAGGCTGCTCTATCAACCTCGGTCCAAACATTATTTACACCAGGGTCGATTTCTTCCCACGCAGTTACATTAACTGAGCCTATATTTGCTGTCAACCCTATACCACTTACAATAACTCCAGCCGTTCCTACTACAGAAACTGAACCTATTGAAGACGCTAATGATCCAGCAGTTGTGACTGGATATATTGCGACTGGGTCCACAGCTCCTTGCGCAAATGTTGCTAACTGTCCTGTTACACTTTCTACTGTTGTTTGCTCTAATGATATTGTTCCTAATGATAAAGTGGCTGATATTCCACTTACATCAACAGGTATTTTAGGCTCTGGAACAACTGTTCCTAGAGACGATGTAATACTTTGACCAGTGACGCTCTCATTAGTAGATTGCTCTAAAGATTGATTACCTAGACTTAAGTCTAATTGATCCTCAGATGCAAAGACAGTTACGTCCCCATCAATTTTTAGAGATTCAAGACCTTGTGTAATGGTTAATAAATTTAAACTACCAGCTAAAATTCCATCACTTACATTTATAGTGACAGCACCAATGGATGAGCTTAATGATTGTCCTGAAGCAATAACAGAATAATTACCACCCCAAACTCTGTTACCCCAAGTGCCTCTACCCCAACCTTGTCCAATTAAGAAATCTGGATCAATTGTTGCTGCGCCAACATTTGAGCTTATGCTCGATCCAGTTACAGGAACAGTGGCCTCACCTCCTGCAACCACTTGACCAGTTGTTGATGTTAAAGATTGACCAGACGCTATTGGTTGTGTTGCAATCTCTATTGATACGGATCCAACAGCCGAAGTTATACTTTGTCCAGTTGCAGTATCACTTGAACCAAAGTTTGCAACCGCAGCTCCAATGCTTGCAGTCATCGATTGACCTAAAGCTATGATATCTCCAGATACGCCCCAAGCGTTTTCGCCCCATGTTAATCTACCCCAACCTTCGTTTATTTCAGCAGTAGGCTCAATGGTAGCGCCCTGTGAAAGTGTTGCACTTAAACCTGTGACAGAAAAAACTGTATCAGCTTGATCTCCCCACTCATTTAGACCCCAAGTTAAAGCACCCCAAGTGTTTTGAGTCATATCCATTATGCCACCCATTCCTATTCCATGGACATAACAGAGATAATAAAAATCTACTTCAGAGGACGGAGTAATTTCAATGTATCTAGTTGTTGCTGCGTTAAAAGTAGTGGTGTTAGTGTAATTGGTTTGATTACTTGACCCGTCAAGATAGTAAGTTACGCCTGACGAAATGATTCCGCCAGTGCTTGTGTTAGAACTAAATATTAAGGGATGACCGTCATTACTAGAAGCACTTTGATCAAATCTTAGTGTTGCTCCTGCAACCCAAGAGACTGTGCCTGGACCTGTAGAATTTCTTGCACCATCGAGGTAGAAAACATTACCTGTGCCACCTCCATAAAGGTTGCCCGATGCAACGGTAACGGTGTAAGTTTTAATTGCCATGACACCGGGCTCCTAATTATGCGATTCTTAATATTGCTGCGCTCGTTGTAAATGCTGGAAACTGAATTGTGAAAGTTCCTGCAGATGCAGTTTTATCACCGCCAAAATCTAATACAGCTACTGCTGGATCTCCAGAAGCAGTGTCGTTGTATATTAAAGCACCTCTCGCTGTGATTGTTACCCCAGTGAAAGACAAATCAGCAAAGTCTGTTATAGCAGTGTTTGTTGCTAAAGACGTTCCTGTATTTACGAGTGCTTTACCACCTGAAGAGTATCCACCTGTTGGTGAAGATACTTGGTTACCAGTAGTAAAAGATGTTGTCGATTTTCCTAACGTAGCCGAGTTGGTATACATCGCTAATTTAAACGAGTTACCGCCTGGATTACTAAAGTTATGTGTAGCTTCCAAAAGTTGTTTTTTGAAAGAATTACAAATTGCGTTTGTTGTTATAGCCATTTTTTCTCCTTAAATTTATGGTGACGGTGAAGGTATTTTAACTCGAGGAACTCCACTGTCGTACTCTCCTCTTCTTCGTCTACCCATTTGTTGTAGACCAAAAGCTTGTATACTTTGATTATACCTGTCAGAATACAATTTGTATAGATCTTCAGGTCCTTTTAAAAATCCAAAACACTCTCTTAAAACACCGTAAAGTAGTAATGCTTCTTGATGCTCAGATAAAAACGTATTTGTTGTACTATCAAAGTGTGGTGGATCTTTTATGTAGTTAATTTGCACTTGAAAAGCTGCGTTAGGCGTTGGTGCTAATAGTATATTTGTCTCGTCCCAATTAGCATAATATTTTGGGGTACCCGTAACAGTCTCATTAGGTGCAAATTCTGAAATAAAACTAGTGTCTTTTTTCTCTAAAAAATCTCTTATATTAGAGTTGATAATTTGAACTGATCTTAAAATCAAAAGATCAGAGGGCATGGACACATATCTATTCCCAAGAGTGGTATTAGAATTAGCGTATTTTCTCAAGTCATCATAATCAACTTGACCCGCGATATCTAATTCTACGTTTCTTATAAACTGATCTAATATTGTATCGCTCAAAACATTACTATCAACTTCTGTATAGTTTCTTACTTGTGTTAAAAAATTTGTATGTGTTATTGCCATTAAGATATACTCACTGTTACGGATCCTATAATAGTTGAAGCTTCTCTTCTTCTATTTTGTAAAGATGGATCTCTTGGTTGCATCGTTTGTATCGATGTTGTTATACCATTGCTAGTCACCTCTGTATCAAAAGTCTCAAAGGCAAAGTCTCCAGGTAATGCTAAATTAGCCACTCCTACAGATATTCCTCCAGAGTCTGCTAAAGTTTCATCATTAGATGCAACAGTTTTAGGTTGTTGGAATCTTTGTGGTCGAACCTTTTGTAAGGCTATTGCATCTGCTGTAACTTTTTTTCTTCTTATTTGAGGGTGCTTTGGTTCATACTCAGATATATGTACAAAAGAGCCATTCCATTCTGTTATCATTTCTTGATATGGAAAAGCTTGTCCACTTCTATCTGAGATTGCTAATGATCTATTTCCGCTTGCGTATTTTGCCATTATGATACATTTGGAAAATACGACTGAGGTGAGATATATAAAGATGTTCTCTGCCCGTCTTCTTCCAAAGCCCTTTTTATTTCATCTTCGTAAATTAATTTCATTGCTTGAATTCTATCAGGTGCTTTTTTCATGGCTAAATAGTAAGCCAGACCTGCACACATACAAGGTAAAAATCTGTAAACAACATCTGCCTGTTGACCATTATAAGCTGTTGCGTCTTGTATTCTATTGATAGTGTAAAACTTTAAAGTTGTAAATGTAGATGCGTCAGGTGCTTGATATAAAAATATTTGAGGTGTTGTTTGTCTATCAACGAAATATTGTGATGGTTGACCTGTAGCTAATTTATTTGGTAAAGCCGCATAAGCAGATCTATCTATTTTAGTTAGTGACACGTCTTGCGTATTTGCATTATCG